GTATCACATTTACGAAGAGGTACATCTGATTCCGGTCATGAAGAGGGAGCCGTCGTAAGTCTATCACAACTAAGAGGATCAGCCGGGATTGCTCAACTATCTGATATGGTTTTTAGTTTAGAAAGAAATGGTCAGCATGATGACGAAGACATACGAAACACAACAACGATAAGAGTTTTAAAAAATAGATTCTCAGGAGAGACGGGGCCTTGTTGTTGGTTGAAATGGAATAAAGCCACCGGTCGTATGTCCGAGTGTGATGCACCAATTAGTCGTAATAATAATAGAAGAAATATTAAAAGAAAAAAGAATGTCGTAGATGACTTTCAGGATATGCCGACCAATGGATTCAAAGTTTAATACAGTTGTACTTGACATAGAGACAGACAGTTTAAACCCTACCATTATTCATTGTGTAGGTGTCCAAGATTATGACACCGGGTGTATGCTATCTTTTGTAGGAAAAGAAATCCACACAAAATTAGTGGACTTTATAAATAAAAAAGAACGAAAGTACATCATGCATAATGGTGTATCGTTTGATGCACCGGTCTTAAATAAATTGTTAGGAGTAAAAATAAAACTATCACAGATCCTGGACACTCTTATTATCTCACAAATGGTTAACCCTCACATAGATGGAGGACACAGTTTGAAAGCTTGGGGAGAACGATTAGATGGTGAAGGTAAGGCAGACTATGATAAAGGTTTTGATACATATTGTAGTGAGATGTTAGATTATTGTATTGGTGATGTTGATTTAACAAGACGATTGATGCAACACCTACGACCACAGATTGCAAAGTTTAGCAACGAATCAGTTAGACTTGAACATAAAGTTAAAATGATACTTAATTGGCAAGAAAAAGAGGGTTTCTATCTTGATACAAAAAAAGCTTTTGGATTGATGGGCAAACTAGAAGATGAATCAAATGTAATAAAAGATAATCTTCAAAAAATATTCCCACCCATAACTCACAAAAGAATTTCAGAGAAGACGGGTAAAGAATTAAAGAGTAAGATTGAAGTATTTAATCCAGGATCACGAAAGCAAATAGCCGAAAGACTTATTAAACTTGGTTGGAAACCTCGTAAGTTTACACCAACAAAACAACCTATCGTTGATGAAAAAATATTAAGTGGTCTTGACTATCCCGAAGCCAAAGAGGTGTCTCAATATTTACTTTTACAAAAGAGAGTATCACAAATAAAAAGTTGGTTAGATGTAGTTAGTGATGACAACAAAGTACACGGACGAGTCTTTACCCTTGGGTGTGTGTCTCATAGAATGTCACACAATAGTCCAAATATGGCACAAGTTCCGGCTAGTTATTCACCATACGGAAAAGAATGTAGAGATTGTTGGACAGTTAGTGATCCTGAAAAGTATTGTTTAGTAGGATCAGATGCGAGTTCGTTAGAATTGAGATGCTTTGCTCACTATATCAATGATAAAAAATATACAGAAGAAGTAGTGCATGGAGATATACATAGCTACAACCAACGACTAGCTGAATTACCTGACAGACCAACGGCAAAAACATTTATATATGCTTGGTTGTATGGAGCCGGAGATCAAAAAATTGGTGAGATAGTTGGTGGTGGTGTTGAACGGGGTCGTCAACTACGAGAAAAGTTTATGGATGCGATACCGGCTATCAAAAGGTTAAGAAATTATGTAGATCAATCGGCTCGTAAAGGTGTTGTAAAGGCTATTGATGGTCGATATCTAATCGTTCGTAATCAACACTCAGCACTAAATACTTTATTGCAAGGAGCCGGAGCTATTGTATGTAAACAATGGTTAGTAAACATAATTGATTTGATGAAACAAAAAAATATAAATGCAAAACCGGTAGCTAACATACACGACGAAGTTCAGTTTGAAGTGCTTAAAAAACAAGCAGAAGAGTTTGGTAATATTACAAAGGAGGCAATGAAATGTACTGAAAAGCAACTTTATTTTAAATGTCCGTTGGACAGTGAATATAGCATAGGTAAAACGTGGAAAGATACACACTAGGTATGTTGACAAACACAGACTTATGTTATAATAATTATCGTATTATTAATATAGTTTTTAGATAACTAAAGACACCAAGAAAAAAGGAGAAAATTATGCCAACTAATTTAATAAGTGGTATATCTTATTGGGCAAAGGTACACAAACCGGTTCCAGATAAGTTTAATTCAGAGGGTATATATTCCATTGATGTAGCTCTTGATTCCAAAGCCGAAACACAATTAAAAAAATTAGGTCTTGGAGGAAAAATTAAAAACAAAGAAGACGATCGTGGTAATTTTATACAAATAAAAAGAAAAGTAAGAAAAAAAGATGGTAGTATGAACACACCGGTTAGAGTTGTTGATGCTCAAAAAAACCCGATACCTGAAACAACCTTAATAGGCAACGGATCAAAAGTAAATGTTTTGTTTGATACTTATGAGTACGATAGAGGCCAGGGAAAAGAAACCGGTTCAGCATTGAAAGCCGTACAAGTGATAGATCTTGTATCTTACAAAGAGGAACTTGGAGACTTACCTAAAGTTAAAGGTGGGTTTGAATCACCGGCTGATGATAAACCACAACAAAAGAATGGTCAGGCCGTTAGTAAGGACGGCTTGGACGAAGAGCTTCCTTTCTAATTTATTAGAAGGAATAAATGGTGGCTAGGTTTTTAGATCTCACTCACTCACTTTTCCTAGCCACCTTTTTTTTATGTCTGATATAAAAACTCTTGTCGACGATATCTATAAACTCTTTGATGATAACAACAAAGAACCCACAAAAAGTGATCTTAACATGTTTGCTAAAAATGTCTGTGAATCTATAAAAACTTATCTTACAGAAGATAATAAGAACAAACCTCGTAAGTTACGTATGTCTAGTCTTGGTAAACCGGCTCGTCAACTATGGTATGAATTTTATAGACCGGATTTGCGAGAACACTTACCACCATATGTAAAAATAAAATTTTTGTATGGTCACATCCTTGAAGAATTATTATTATTATTAGCTCGTACATCAGGACACACAGTAACTGATGAACAAAAACAGTTAACACTTGATGGCATATCCGGACACCAAGATGCAAACATAGATGGATGGGTGGTGGATGTTAAGTCAGCTTCGAACTATGGTTTTAAAAAATTTAAAGCAAACAGTTTAAACAAAGAGAATGATTCGTTTGGTTATCTCTCACAGATAAAAGCCTATGGTGAATCTCAAGGTAATGATAAGTTATCTTTCTTAGCCATAGATAAACAAAGTGGAGCCTTGGCTTTGTGTATTCCAGATGAGAAGGAATACCCAGATATAAGAAAAACAATAGCTGATTTAAAAAAATATTTATCGGATAAAGAAAATAAACCACCTCGTTGTTATGAAGACGTAGAAGATGGATCATCGGGTAATCGTAAGCTCTGTGTTGAGTGTAGCTATTGTGCATTTAAGGTTGATTGTTGGCAAGATGTGAATGATGGTAGTGGATTAAGAAAATTTATTTATAGTAGTGGCCCTCGGTGGTTAACTGTGGTGAAGAAGGAACCAAATGTTATGGAAGATCTTGCCTAATGCCAAAGTATAGATCAAAGTTTGAAGAACAAGTATGTGGTAAATTAACAAAACAAAAAGTTAAATTTAAATATGAACCAATTAAAATTGCATATGTTATTCCAGAAACAGATCATACATATGTACCGGATGTTATCTTACCAAATGGGATTATAATTGAGATAAAAGGTAGACTAACAAAGCAAGATAGATTTAAACATTTATATATACAAAAGCAAAAACCAGAGTTAGATATTCGTTTTGTTTTACAAAATTATAAAGTAAAACTTTACAAAGGAAGTAAAACAACTTATGGTGAGTGGCTAAGCAAAAACAATTTTTTATGGTGGGAGAAAGTTATACCAACTAAATGGATAAATGAAACAAGAAAAGCAAAACAAAATAAAAATATCAAATACTTCTCGTATTCAAGTCGATCCAACGATGGAAAAAAATTATGATAATAAAGAGGGAGAAAATGAAAGAGCATTATTTAGAGCTGTTATTTATCAAGCATTATTGGATGCTAGTAATGACAATGAATTTAATTCTAAAGAAGCTAAACAAGTTAGAGAAGAAGCTGTTCGGTGGTTCAGTAAAAGTGTTGGTGTCACTGCCACATGGTTTATTGATGTATGTGATCTTGCCGGTCTTAATGATCAACAGGTTCGTACGTTTGCTCGTAAACTTATTAACGATCCTAACAACACAGAGTTCCAAAGAAAAAGATTAAATGTATTATTAAATATGACACATAAAGAGGAGATATAAGTGAGTGAAAGTGATATAGTAAATCATCCCCCACACTACAAACTAAATGATAAAGGTATAGAGTGTATTGAAGCCATCGAAGCTGCACTAACACCTGAAGAATATCGTGGATATCTACGTGGTCAAGTTATGAAGTACACATGGAGATGTAATTATAAAGGCAAAAGATTAGAGGATTTAGAAAAGGCTGAATGGTATTTAAAACGATACATTGAACTATTAAAAAAGGAGTAATAATTATGGATCCGGTATCAATTATTTTTGGATTAGCTATGAACTTTTATACATTAAGTAACATAGATTTTTTTCAACAACGAGCTATTAACGAAAAGAAAATGAACTGTGAGTGGGAGTATGTAGGTCAGACTAAACCTGATCCCAATAACACAAGTTTAACTGTTTTTGGTGATGTATACTTTAAACATAACTGTGAGAGTAAAAAAAGTGAACAAGATAGTAAACAATAAATCACCATTCAGAAAAAAAGAATATGAAAAATGGGATGGCCCTGGCAAGAAAGCTGTTAGAAACTATCTGATTAGTTTAGGGTGTGTCCTTACTGAAGATGTGGAAAACTATGGAGCTGATATCGTAACTCGTGAGCCTCTTGAATCTTATCATGAAGTTGAAGTTAAAAATGGGTGGACAGATAAGTGGCCATCACATTGGAAAACTTTACATATACCTTTTAGAAAAAAAAGATTGGTTGATATGATGAAAGATAAGGATGATTTAACATTCTATGTGTTAAGAAAAGATCTTAAACAAGCCTGGAAAATTAAAGGTTCACAGTTAACAGACGATATTGTAATTGAAATTCCAAATAAATTTAAAAGAAAGGGGGAATATTTCTTTAATATTCCTATAAACAATGTTAGACTTATTACCTTATGACACCTTCCCTTTACTAGAACTATTAGCCTCCATTAGTGCATGTGTATCTGTTTACTTTTACGGTAATAAATCACCACGAGCACCTTGGATCGGGTTAGTATCACAAGTATTTTGGTGGGCTTGGTCAATTAAAAACAATTTGTACTTTATAATTATATTAAATATATTTATGACACTAACACATATAAGAAATATTTTTAAAATGAAAGGGAGACGATGACGACTACAACTATATTTAATCAAACAACACATGAAAGAAATGTTGAAGGTAATAATAAATTAAATAAACAATTACCAACTGTTTACCAACAGTTCATTCATAAATCTAGGTATGCTAGATGGCTACCTGAAAAAAAACGTAGAGAAGAATGGCACGAAACTGTGTCTCGTTATTTTGATTTTTTTGAGAAACAAATAGAAAAGAATTGCAAGTATAAAATAGATGAAAAGACAAGAAAGTATCTTGAAAATAAAGTTTTAAATTTAGATGTAATGCCATCAATGAGAGCATTAATGACAGCTGGACCAGCTCTTGAAAAAGAAAACATTGCAGGGTATAATTGTTCTTACATACCGGTGGATCATCCGAAAGCTTTTGATGAAATACTTTATGTACTTATGTGTGGGACGGGAGTTGGTTTCAGTGTTGAAAAAAAATATACAGAACATTTGCCTAGTCTCCT